CTCCTTTCTTATATTTTATTATTCTTTTGGCTCTTGGTAACTCAAAGCCTGTTCACTGTCACCGATACCCTTAGTAGTTGGGTCGGTAACAATTCCGAGAATCACTAAAATTCCCACAAAAGTATTTACTCCCTCTTGAATGTTGCTAGGGATATGAAGCCCTAATTGTTGCAGCATAAGGAATGCTGCTGAGATAAGAGCTACTAGTGTAGCTTTATTTTGCAAACGTAATTTTAAATTAATCATTTTATTATTATCCTCTCAAGTTTCGATCTAATTTCTTCAATGTTTCCTTTTAGCTCAACAACGTTCTCATTAATATGGTCCATTCTTTGGACCAGAGCTAGAATTATTTTTTGGTCTTCTTGATATTTGTCAAGACGATCATTATGGTTTTTAATAATTTTCTCGATTTCATGGTCGACGACCTCTAATTTAGTGATTCTATGCTCCAATCGAGAGGCGCGTGACTGGCTTGAAAAATAGAAACTCGCACTTGAAATAGATATAGGAAGTATTACCGTTATAAGCCAGTTCATCAAATCTGGCTCGTTTTGTGGTCCCATAACACATCCCTCCTATGCTATTCTTGTGTAAGTTTTGCCAAGAGTTCCTCATCGTTAACCCTATCTGCGATTAGTTCTTTCACTTTTGGTTTTAATACTTTTGGAACTCGTTTAAATGTGTAGTTATTATTAATAATATTTATTGCGAATAGTTTAGCATACATATCTTTTCATCCTTTCTCTTTATCGACAGCCAAGTCTTTATCAGTCAACACTTTTTTCTCGTAGAGTTTATCAACGATATCCATCAACGTTACTTGTGCGGTACTTGATGCTTCTTCCATCTTAGCGATGGTTTCTGTAGCTTTTTTGTTTAATGCTTCGTACTCTTTGATTTTTTCATCAAGTTCATTAAATTTCTCATTTTCCGCACGCTGTGGGAAGTTTTCCTGATAGATGACTTCTAGTGCTGCATTTAAAAGTTCGGTATTTGATAAGTCGATTTTATCGACTGGCAAAAAGACGGGTACGTAAGCGCCATCTCGGTTTCTCAAAGCTACTTTTGTTGCATACGCTGCGCCGCTTGCATCGTATTCTTTCGATTTAGATTCGTATTCAAATTTCATATATTTTCCTTTCTTTTATAGCATAATTGTGAGTTGACCAGCATATGACCATCAATTTTTTGTTGATAAAGCCATTAAAGAGTTAGAGCCTTTATCTATTTGTACGTGTGTATTATCACTTCCATCAATTATCCAGACAGCAATGGTTAACATATAGTTTTGAGGCGCTGTGAACACTTCTTTTGGAATCGTTGCAAACGTGATGGTATCTCCGTTTCCAACGAAGTCGTATTTGATTGTCAATATGTCACCTACCCGCTTATAGAAGCTATTGTTGTATCCTGCATACTGCCATCCAGTATTGATTAGATTAGTGTTATCGTTTCTTGCAAACTCTTTCCACGGTTCCCAGTCGTCAATTATTTTCGACCATCTGTGATGCCTGAAAAATAATCGACCATCATTACTCCAGAATGTCTGGATGGCTTCTTTTATACCGTCAGTATTATTTCCATTGTAGCTGTAATGGAATAGAAACCCCCACTGACCATTAGGATTTCCCGGTGCCGATGGGCCAAGGCAGTATTGTCCCGGTTCATAAAGGTTGTTTGCATTGCCAACATTCCCTTTGGGACCACCGTTATTACTGGTTAGCTGATATTGTTGAATCTGGCTATCATTAGCATAAATATCACCAAGCACATCAAGAGCACCACGCTCTCGGTACTTACCAATGCCGACGCCTTGACGATCATATGTCATAATAACTTCATCTGTTGGAACAGTGACTTGGAATGAAGCGGTTGTAAACTGATCTTCTAATTTACCTGTAACTATATATGATGTATCTGCAGGATAACGATTACCAAGGTTTGCATCAGATGCGTTAAATTCAGAAACCTGTGACCAACTTCCACCAGCTTGGCCATTATCTGGAATCTCAGTATCAGAACCGACTTTTCGTGTGGTGAAAGTCAGCTTCATGGTGTTTTTCTGCACGCCGTTAACTGTAAGTGGTGCTATTTTAGCGAATCTCTTAATCGTTAGGATATCTAACTTCTTATCACTTCTCTTCACCTCAAATCTTAGAGTTGGGCTGAAGTAGAATAGAAAAGTTATCTTTGTCTCAATCCAATCAGACCATATCCCACGAGAATCTAGAACCCTTCCTCTTAAGGTCATTTCAGTGTCTTTGTTAACAGACACCTCACGCAACACTCCGCCATTCTCAGTAACAGAATTGTTAGCGCCAACAATTTCAGCATAGTAACCAGCTATGGTAGCCCCGCTCTTGGCTTGAGCTCCATTAAATGTAACTTTGACAAGCGACATGATGGAAACAAAATGCGTTGATTCTGGGATTACTCTTTGAGATACTGGATTAGCATCTGTCAACGTGAAACCAGTTAACGACGGCTTCATGTTATTTGTGATAACACTTGCCGTGAACGTTGTCGACTGTGTTTGAATGAAATTGCCATTAATGTAAGTGTCTACATATATAGTACCCCAGCCACTAGTTGAGTTTGGTATATCGTTAGCGAAATCTTCTGGGATTGTCCATTTATACGACGTTCCAACATTGTCGGCAATTTTACCTTGTTTGTTGAACCATGAATAGCGTAGTGTATGTGTAGCGCCATCTATTTTTCTATCAATAAAGATGTCTACTTGATTGCCAATGAATCCATCAGACACTCTCACCGAGCTTCCCCTTGGGATAGTTGTCAGTGTTATTTGCTGATTAACAATATCTAGATTCACAGGACTCCAACCACCCGACCCATTAAAGTGAGCGCGTACACTGAAGACACCAGACCCATCATCAGCATGTCTAACAGTAATTGTTTGATCTATTAATTCGACTGTTTGATACCAACTTAGAACGCTAGGTGAACCAGACCAATTCAATCG